AAACGTTATAACTTGGCATCTCCTGCACGTCAGGAGAGACTTGGATGACAGGATCCACTGAAAAAGCGTATTGAAACGCTTGAATCAGTGATCCAGTCGAAGATAAAAACCGTTAATGGTCTGGTCTTTAGAAATAAAGGCCGTGGACTGCTTGGACTACTCTTACAGTATGTCCGTGCGGTCTGCCCTCGAGCTTCTAAGTCTGTTGTAAGGCAGACGGCGAGGTTTGCGTTCTTCTGTTGAAGAATTGCAAGGCATAGTGGGCTTAAAGGTTTAGTAATATACCTGAAAGCTAGTCAAGTCTTGTTACAACAAGCAGTTGGAGGATTCCGTGTCCTTGATTTAGGAGAACTTAAGGTTCGGCCAGCCCGTAATAAGGCTGGTCTTCCCTTAGTGATTCCTGCCGGTGTTAGGGTCCGAATAAGTCGTGACAGAGATGTCCGACTAATCCGTTTATGAATGACTCTGTTGGGCCTTTATCGGGTTCTAGACTGTCCTGGAAAACTTTCCATTAAGTCTATAATTACGAAAGGACCCAACATCACTTCCTTTAACAGGGAGTGAGAGTCGTTCTTGACAGATGTATTCGTTCCTTTACTTCGGCAAAGATTCAATGTTCCAACTAAATTAGGTGATTTCTCCTTATTCCCTATACTTAAATCGGGACCTTTAACCAAGCTGCCCGGGGGGTGTTCTGGTTCGAAAGAACTGGTTAACTCCTCGGGTATTAGCCTTATCTACGCTTCCAGATTATATCTGTGAAGTAAAGATTTGGCAGCCGCGTTTAAGTCCTTTTCTAAAGCCATGGGGAAACCCGCCTTATACTTGCGTATGAGGATGGTCTCCCTGGCTCATTGCGATCTCCTTGATAAACCTCGTTTCCGCTCGGGAGTGCGGTTGCCCTCTTGGCCAGAAAGCCAATGGCAACTTCACCCCAAGGGAGAGGCCTTTCTTGGTAAGCTTGGATTAAAATCTGAGCCTGCCGGGAAGATTAGGGTATTCGCAATGGTAGATGCCTGAACGCAATGGGTCATGTCGCCCCTTCATGAGTGATTGTTCTCAATATTGAGAAACATCCCTCAAGATGGGACTTTTGACCAGATGTCTCCTATAAGGCGTCTCCAAGCAAAATATGGACTTTCCCCCAAGGGGAAGTCCTTTGCTTCGTTAGATTTGTCGGCGGCAACAGATCGGATTCCTATAACTCTTCAGGTGACTCTATTAAAGAGTCTCCTAAAGGGAGTAGTGCCCGATCCGGATCAGTTCGCTAAGAACTGAAGGGATCTGCTCGTTAAACGAGCATATCTCATTGCCCCACCAGCAAAAATTCTTAGCAAGGCTAAGGTGGACTTCCGGTTAACGGAAAACCATCCAGTCTATTATGCTACGGGACAGCCTATGGGAGCTCTGTCGTCATGGGCCATGTTGGCCATGATTCACCATGCGTTTATGCAATATGCCTATTATAAGGCATA